AATTCTTCCTTACGACTTTTAGCTTCGACTGTTCTTTTATCTTCTGACTTTTTACCATTCATAATTATTTAAAAACTCCTTCCCCCCCAGACTCAACAGATGATGCCCTTCTCCTCTTCCTTTCACCAAAATCCTCTGGATAACGGTCTTGAGTTTCTCTTTTAACTTCATCATATAACTCGATACCTTTAAGGCCAGTCTCATCGGCAATAAATTCTGACATTTTTGATGCATAATTTCTAAGTTTCTTATTTTTATTAAACCATTTGTTTTCAGTTACCCAAACATTAAACTCAGCCTCAGCCTCATTTATTTCTTCATTTTCTTCTATCGGTTGCTGTGTCTCTAATACAAGATCATCTTTCTCTTTTTCCATCTGGTCAAAGGATTCTACATCACCGTCTTCTGCTGCTATCCTTTGTCTTTTAGTAATATCCTTTAGTGCTTTACTGTAAGCCTTTTCAGAAAGCCCATTCTGATATTCCCTAAATTCACCAAATGTTTTTTTCATACTTGAAATGGTATTTCTCAGGCCAACAACCGTACCATCAAGCTTTTTCATTCGTTCACGCATTATTGGTAATTCTGTTTCGCCTCTTTCAAGGAACTTCTCAGCACTGACCCATCTGTCTTTATCACCCTTAAAGTTGTCTTCTTTTACCCAACCCATCCTACGGGCTTTCTCTTCTGTACCATTATCTGTATTTTCTTCTATACCTTCTTCTATACCTTCTTCTATACCTTCTTCTATATCGTTCTCATCCATTAGTCTTTACCTTTCTTATTAATGACTGCTGCTATATCTTTGTCGTTCATTAACTGATATTTCTGCTCGTCAAGACCTATAACCCTGTATCCACCACCCTTGGCAACATAAATCTTATCACCAATTTTTGGTACAGGTTTATTCCAACCTTCAAAGGCGTTTCCACCTGCTGCAATTAGAGTAGCTTGAACTTGAAACATGTCTCTCTTGTCTTTTACAGATATAGGTATCCATAGGCCACCATCGGTTCTATCGCTTGTCTCTTCCAATTCAACCAAAATCTTATATTCAACAGGATTTAAACCACTTTTATTAATTTCTTTCATAACTTTTAACTTTCCTTTTTTAATCTGTTACTTCTATCTTTAGTATTAGATCTATACCTCGAACAACCCCAACTGATTTGGCCGTTGCTTCGTTTGAACCATATCCGTGTCCTAATGTCTCTCCCGCTGCAAGACCTTCTAAAATATTAGCCCTGTAATTCCTTAAACTTAAAAATACCTTTTTCGTTACATCATGATTTAACCAATTTTGGTATTCTGCTGCACTTACTTTTTCAAATGACATAAATTTTACCTTTCCATCTCTTGGCTTGGTGTTACATTAGGGACGATAGCCTGTCCAGGTATCATCTCTTCTTCTGGTATCATCTCTTCTTCACTTGGTAGTTCTGGTTCTGGTTTTTGTGTCGGTGCTTGTGCTGGCTGCATCTCCTTTTTATTTGATTTCAAAGTGTTTAAATCTTGAAGGAATGTTTTATATCCTTCTAATTGGATTCCCTCCTCTTCTCCCTCTGCTTTAGCTATCTGCAAAATAGCGTCAGCTCTGAGTTTTTCTATTTCTGCAAATATCTTCTTTCTGTTTAGGTCAGCTTCCATTCTTTCAATTTCTACACGTTGCTGTTCGATCTTGATTTTCTCCATCTCTGGATTCGGTGGCTGTGGCTTTCTCTTATCCGGTGGTAATAATAATGTTTCTGGAACTTTTATGGCTTTTAAGTATTGAGCTGTTATCGCATCTTCGTCAAGTCCTTCTCTTCCTGATATTTTCATAACTGATTCAGCTTTTCCAACCCTTTGTACATCAAGCGAAAACATAGGTTCAGCAGAAGGAACAATATTAAATTCCTTCATATCAAAGTCTTCTATTTCTACCTGTTCATCTATAACTGCCACATATTTAGTCTGTTCAGCATACTTTGAATTTAGAGCAAATAAAAGTTTAAACTCTTCCGTCATCGCTCTATATATTCTTTTGTAAATACCGCTAAATACTTTCAAGCCCTGTTCGATCAAAGCTGTTACAGTAGCAGCCGATACGTTCTCTCCGGGCTTATTACCAGCGATAGCGTCCTGAACAGAAGATATATCTTTCCCGGCTGATATTAACATCCCAAGTAAGGAAAATAAAACCTGTGAGGGTTCTTTTACTGGTAAGGGTAAAATACCTGACCTGAGATCCTGACTCATTACATTAGTCGTTTTCCATTCACCTGGTTTAAACTTCACCTCACCTCTGTTTAAATTCAATCCCCTTGCCATAAAACCACCACCAAGTACTGCAAGTGTACCAGAGTCTAATAATTGATTGATAGTAGTATTAATGCTGCTATTGATAGGGCAAAGAAGAGTTCCAAAGGCGATATCATAAAAACCTCCACTTGGGTTCGGAAAAAAAGGGTATTTAACAAAAAACTGTAAAGGTTCTATTCTAACAGGTTTTCCATTCTTAAATTTTATTCCGTCTTCATCAAATCTCGCTACAATTCTAAAAACTTGTTTTGTTTCATGGTGAACAGTTACTATATAGGGTTCTTGATACCCATCGTCATCAAGATCAAGCCACCTATGCTGTTCAATAAACAAATGTGGAGAATCATCCTGGACATCTATAGAATTTTGGTTTTCATCATCGTATTCTGAATTTGGCTCTACTTTTTTGCCATCACCACCTATCTCAATTTCAAGCCATAAACCAGCGTTTGCCATTTCAATAGCATAATTCTCATATTTATAAAATCTGTGTGAGATCCTTTTAGCTGATTTAATACATTCTGCACTATTGTTAACAACAACATCATCGAATGTTAAGAACTTAGAGGATGGTTTTTCAAGTAAGCCGTCATAAAACACTTTCTTAAAACAAGTTCCTGTTATTGGTAAAACATGAAGCATTCTATCCATGCCATCAAGCCAACCATCCATTTCCTCGGTTAACTGGAAATCCATATACTTACAAACCCTTGCTGCACGAGCTTCTTTTTCTCCATCTTCGTCTTTACCAATGATCTTGGCATTTACTATCTTTTCGTCTGGTATTAATTCAGGATAAGCTCTACTTGCAAATTGAATTCCTGCTACTGTGATTAATGGGTATTTTACATTTGCAGCTCCCTCCCAAGGAAAGCTCTTTACTTCAAGAGTTTGTTTAGCCAGCTTCATAGCATCTTTATTGAGCTTAGCAATTTCAGACCTTGATTCCTGGTCTATCTCATATTCTTCTATAACTTTTAGCCCGATCTCATCGAGTTTCGACTGCTCAAGTTTTTCTGCAATATTATCGCTACTTATATATTTTTCAAGCTTTTTAATATCCACCTATTTTATTTCTCCCACTATTAGAAAAAGAGTTGTTATCTGAATTTCCAGAGCTTTCGTCCCTCCAGTCGTTCCATTTAGTAGCTAATAACATAATTCTGTATAAATTTTCACACATGTGATCGTCCTTGTCAATAGGCTTCTGAGTCTCTTTATCATATACATAACCTTCGATTTCAAAGATAGTTCTAACTAAATCATCAAAAATAAATAAAGATGGCGTGTTATTTGCACCTTTGAGATGATTCTTTATTTCAAGGATGCCTGCTGTCTTGTCTTTTGTAGCTGTTTCAAGATAATATCCATGTTGAGACAAAACCAAGCTTACTTTCTCAAAAACAGTGTTTGGATTATTGCTGTCACCTTTAGATAATGGATCAATAATAATCCTACCAACTCTATAATCGTTCTTCTTTATACATCTAATTATCTGTTCTCCGACCCATTGGCCGTCCCCATGCTCCCAGATCTCATTTACAAGATACTTAGTACCAGTGGGGCTGACAGCACAGAAAAGGATAGCCTGTTCTGTTCTCGGATGAATATCTATACCTATATCTACAACCCAGTCTAAAGGAACTTGGAATCTATCAACCAAATGAAGCTTCCTATCGTACTGAGGATAAACAAGACCATCCATATAAGCAGGCACACCGTTCAGCCTTACCTTTCTCTCTTCCGGTGTCAGAGCCTTAGCAAATTGATCAAGCCCTTCTTTTGTTATACCAAAACCTACATTCTCAAAGCTTTCAATGTGTACATTAAAGACAGACATATCAGGCCGACCGTCTTCGTTAACAGCTTTGATGACTTCTCTATCAACCCATGCTTCTTTCAAGAGAGTCATACAAAATAGTTCTCTACCAAGACGATCAACCAAACCACGAGCGTTAGCAACTCTGATTGGTCTCTTAGGTGGTTCGTCATATACAATAAGATCTCCCGACCAACCCTCATGAAGACCAGACTCCTGGAGGTTACTCATTACTTCAATAGTGCTGCCAGTCTTTTCATCAGTCCAGAGAACTTCTATACCATCATTGTTTTTCTTTCGGGTAACTTTTCTGTTTTTAGGCATCCACTTAAAAAGTTCAGGTATGATAACAGACTTAATCTGTTTACTCCAATCCTGACCTATATACCTGATCTTTCTTGGTAGATTATGTGGAAAATAAAGCTTTTCTTTATTCCATGGATAATAACCGAGCATGGTTGATACGGCAAGTATCGTGCCAAGTGTTGTATTGTGATGAACTATACCACCAGCAAAGTAATTCTTGTAATAAGGTACTTCAAAGTCATAAACCTCTTGATTAGTTTCAACCGGTGTGATACTATCTATATTATT